CGGGGGCAAAGAGGGGTTTAAATCTTTCTTTGCCTTCTTTTGTGAACTTATCTCTTATCACATCATCAATAATGATTTTGTTATCAATCTCATATAGAGCATTGATTTCAACTTGGTCACGGATATATTGTTCCACATTAGTTACTTGTTCTACTAGACGAGTTCCTTCGGCAGAATATTCGAAAACATCTACATGCCCACTTTCTGCTAGGACATAATGTAGAACAGGTTTAACTTGTTTGATTTTAATTTTAAACTTGTTCTTTGTTGCTTCTTTGATTAATGGTTCTGCTGCATTCTTCAGAGCATTGAGAACTGTTGTTGATGCTATCGTAGCAGCAGTTGTGACTACTGCGACAGCACCAGCCGTAGCAACAAGAGAAGGGTCAGGTAAATTAATATCGATTCCATTTATAGTAAAGGTTGGGGTAGTTGTTGGTTTATCTGCTGGTATTTCTACAATTGGAGTTGAAGGTTGTTGTGTTAATTGCTGAACAGCAGGAGGTAGTTCTAGTGGTTTGGTATCCGGCAATCCTCTTTCTTTTGGTTTTTCCTCTTGCTGTTGTTTTTGTCTCTCTGCATTTACTGCAGCATCAAATTCTTCTTGAGTTGGAACATCAATTATTGGGTATTTGATAGATGTATCTGGTGCTTGAAAAACTGGTAGTGCCAGACCACGAATGATGGGTTGTGGTGTGGATTGGATAACTGGTGGATCTATTGTGGGTATGATTGATGGACCACCAATGTCAATTTTTGGAATTCCGTTGGCATTAGTTGCTATATTGGCAATACCTTTAGCATTACTTATTTGTGGTATTGGTTCCATTTGGATACCTCACAACTACGTCAGCGCAGATCTTATAGTATGGACTTTCTGGATGGAATGTAATACCAGATTTGATTGCCTCACCACACTTCAATAATCTAACTAATTCAAAATCCAATCGTGCCTTGTCTGTCTCTGCTTGCTGTCTAGCAATCTCTGTTCTTGCTCTTGCTTTACAGAGTTCTGTTAGTCCACCATCTAGAGGAAAGTTAAATCCCATACTGACACCAGCATTTCCATTATGAGATTGGAATGTTGATGGGTCTTGACTTCCATTCATACTTCCCAATACAAAAGGAGAAAAACTCATGGTTGGTCCTTGACAACTTACTCCTCCACCATAAGTGTTTACTGCATATGGTCCCTGTAAAACTTGAACAGCTTGGTTAGTAACGTTACCAGTGGCACTGGCACTGGGACCAGCAATATTGGTGTTACTGGGCGCTTGTTGTGCTTTACTTCTTGTAGAACCAGCGATTGTTAATAACAGTATTCCAGTTATTGCGTAAAGACCGATATTGATGTGGTGGTTGATTGAGTTTCTGTGGTGCGATCTATCCATGTTTCTTTAGCCACTCCAGGCCCGAGATAAGTCTCACTAAACTGGAATGGAGCACCTTGAGTCATGATACTATAGTTTGCTCCTTGTTGAGGAGTGCCAGGAATATTAATATTAGTTCCAGTTACAGTATATGATGTGCCAGTTGTATATTCAACTTGGCGAATTGTTTCTATTACTTTTGTAGTAGATTCTGTAGTCGCATTGATTGTACCTCTAGTAAAATTAGGCACAACGGATTCTGCTAGGGCAGGGTAAGAAAACCCTAGCAGGAATAACCCTGCTAGGATATATCTCATTTGAATACGCTCAGTTCAATACTACGTTGTGCAGTTGCTGTAGTTCCAGCACCACCAGCAGTTACTGTAGGAACACCAGTAGGTGATAATGTACCAGCGAGAGAACCTTTGTCTCCTGCTAACTGAGTAACACTATCCCCATAAAGGTTGGGAGAAGCAATAACTCCATTAGAGACCGACTGAGTGGTGACTGGTGTATCAGCAGCATTGAAACTCTCTGAGAAAGTAAATGCTTGACCTGAAGTATTGATATCATAAGTTCCAGCACCATTTACCCCACCAAATGAGGTTGATTGAATATTTGTTCCAGAAGCAGAATATGATGCTCCAATTCTTGTTGATTGTACCGCAGCACCCTGAACATTTAGTTGAACAGAATCAGTAATTCTAGATGTAATTTCAGCAGCACTTACAGGAGTAATAAAGAATAACGAAAAGGCTAACAGAAGTCTTTTCATTTTTCTTATTTTGTGATAAACACTACCAATATTTAGGTTGAGCATTCTTTCAAAACGAATTTCTTGACAAAACCTAAATAAAAACTTAATATGGAGAATCCCACATCAGGGATTTTATTATGAGTCTGTGATGTGAAATTAGAGCCGTGGAAGGTGCCCTTCGAGAGAGGTGGTGTACCCCCCTTCTATACGGATGTAGAGTTCAATTAAAATTAATGCAACAATTCTTTACTGTAGCCCTGCCTCTTCTGGCATCGGTTACAACCAGTACGGCACCACTGCCATTCGTCAACTACAAGATGCAAGGACCACCACCTCCAGTGGATTCGAAACTATTCTCTGCTATTAAAGAGTTTGATTTTGTAGATGAAAAGAAGACAGCAATCCGCGAGGTTGCTCCCGAAAAGCCAAAAGAGAAAAGGCTAATTTGTAAAGGGTGTTCACCATATGAAAACCTTACCTTGGAATTTTTCCAAGATCAAGGAATTAAAGACAGAAACGCCCTCGCTACCATCATGGGCAATATTAAGCAAGAATCTATGTTCGTGCCTAATATTTGTGAAGGTGGTAGTAGGACTCAGTACCATCACTGCGGTCGTGGTTATGGTCTGATCCAATGGACATCTGCCGATCGTTATTATGGATTGGGTGATTTCGCTAAGAAGTTTGGTGGTTCTCCATCAACACTTCCAACGCAACTTCGTTATCTAACGACTGAGGTTCAGTGGAAACGAATTGTAGATAGGATGAAAACTCCTGGAAAATCTATCAATCGCTACATGAACTATGCGTATAGTTGGATTGGTTGGGGCATTCATGGTGCCCGTACATCTTATGCACATGAATATGCTAACCGACTGATCACGGTAGAAGTTTGAAAAATTAAATAGGTGAGGGGGGCTTGACAGATGCCTTCCTCCCATCTATACTTTAAATCTTGGGCAGGTGTCCGAGTGGTTAATGGAGGCGGACTGTAAATCCGCTGGCTCTGCCTACGGGAGTTCAAATCTCTCCCTGCCCACCTTGACGATTTTCTCAAAGACTGGTATAATATCAGAGTTGAGAAATCAACTGCGACACTCCCCTTCGGTAGGTTCAGGAGTGGCGGCGATAGGAACCTACTTATGGGCACGTAACTCAGATGGATAGAGTATCCGACTTCTAATCGGTTTGTCGGGGGTTCAAGTCCCTCCGTGCCTGTTGGAAACTTTATGTTTCCTTATATTCCCATCGACCGAGCAAGCGAACGGGCCCGACTGTTAATCGGAGATTGGTAGGGGCAGTACCTACGATGGGAGTTCTAACCTTTAAAATATTATAAATAATAATGTAGTTGGAGGTTAGAGTGTCTAGTAAAGCGGTTGTTCAATTTCGTCAAAGAAGAAAAAGATGGGCAGTTGAAGCATTTGGCGGTAAGTGTGGTATTTGTGGATATAGTAAATGTGTTGAGGCATTAGAGTTTCACCATATTGACCCTACACAAAAAGATTTTACACTAACCGCATCTGTAGCAAACAGACAAGTATTTGTTGAAGAACTTAGAAAGTGTGTTTGTTTATGTTCGAATTGTCATCGTGAAGTTCATTCTGGTGTTGCTAAAATTCCAGACAATGTGCTAAAATTTGATGAAAGTTTTTCGGATAAACCTTTGCCAGAAAAACCAAAACACCCCTGTAAAGAGTGTGGAAAACTTACAATTATCACTCAAACATTTTGTTCAGTAAAATGTTCTCGTAAAAGTAGAGAAGTTGCTGATTGGCCATCTAACCAAGAATTACAAAAACTAGTTCTTGAAAATGGATATTCTGCTACTGGTAGAATGTTTGGGGTTAGTGATAATGCTGTTAGAAAAAGGTTAAATAAAAGTGGTTCTGGGTGGAATTCCCAGCGGTTCCGTTAGGGACTGTCCTTTGTAGGTTCGATACCTACATCTTCCTTATGGGAGATAAGAACGGCTATTGGAGACCACTCGAAATCCTAAGTTTTCTTAGGTCGGGGACTTGATCACCCCCGTTCGTAACAGAAAATGCTGGACAAACTTTGGAGGTATAAACCCTTGCAAGGTCTCCCACCCCATTTGGGTGCCCTCCTGAGAACAGGAAAAATAAGGTTTGGTGTTTTCTTTTATCACTGCCCTCTAATGCAGTGAAAATCGCAGAAAGTGTCTTCTGCGGGTGTCGGGCACTCGATACCCATTTGCCCTTGTAGCTCAGCTGGTAGAGCACCGCTTTTGTAAAGCGGTTGTCGCAAGTTCAAGTCTTGTCGGGGGCTCTTGACATAATACTCATTATGCTTTATAATTTTCTGGTCCGTGTGAAGCGAAGATGCGCTGGGGTTCCGTGCCTGTGAAGAGGAAACTCTGAGGCTGGGTAAATCCCCACCATTGCGGAAGTAACTCAACGGTAGAGTCCCTGCCTTCCAAGCAGGTTGTTGCGAGTTCGAATCTCGTCTTCCGCTCTTAATCTTTCCTTAGTTGACAATCTAAAGAAAGTATTATAAAATACTCGGAGTCTTGAGAATCTCTTAAGACTCCTTTTATATTCTTTATAAGAAAACAAAAACTTATGAAACTCAAACAACTGATGCTTGCACCTGTTGCTCTGGGAATGGTTGCTCCTGTTGCTGCGAATGCCGCAGATCTTAATATGGCAGCAGTCAACCAATATGCAATTTCTGAGCAGGTCACAAGTGTCTCACAACTGTCTGATGTTCAACCTACAGATTGGGCATATCAGGCACTCAGTAACCTCGTAGAGCGTTATGGTTGTGTTGCTGGTTATCCTAACGGTACTTTTGCTGGTGCTAAGGCAATGACTCGTTATGAAGCAGCAGCACTTCTCAATGCTTGCCTTGATCGTGTAACTGAAAATACTGATGAACTCAAGCGCCTTGCTGATGAGTTCCGCAATGAACTTACTGTTATTCAGGGTTCTGTTGCTAAACTGGAAACTCAGGTTGGACAACTTGAAGCAACTCAGTTCTCCACTACCACTAAACTGCGCGGTGAAGCATCTTTCGTTCTTGGTAATGTGGATAACTACCAAACTAAGAGTGGTGATGTAACTCATGCTGCATTCAACTACGATTTGCGTCTGAACCTAGACACTTCATTCACTGGTAAGGATCTACTCAAGACCCGTCTGCGTTCTGCTAACTTTAGCAGTGATCCTTTTGGTTCCAGTTCTTCTCTGTTCAAACTGGACAAGGCAGACAACACTTCCAGTGAAGTTGGCAACAATGTAGTTATTGACCGTCTGTACTATCAGTTCCCTGCTTTCAATAACAAAGCAACTCTGACTGCTGGTGCTGCTGTTCGTAACACTGAAATTTCTTGGATGCCTTCTGCTTATAAGTCTGGTATTCTTGATTTCTTTGCTGTTGCTGGTACTCCTGGTGTTTATAACAAGGCAACTGGTGCTGGTTTTGGTGTTCAGTATGGTAAGAAAGGTCTTGTTGCTGGCGTAAACTATGTTGCCCAAGCAGGTCAAGATAGTTCTAAGGGTGAGTTTGATGAAACTGGTGCTCTGAATACTCTTGCACAAATCGGTTATCGTGGTACTAACTGGGGTGCTGCTTTCGGTTATCGTTATGGTACTGAAGGTACTCGTGTTCGTACTTATAACGGTCTGAATGGTGCTTCTGGTACTCTGGTTCCCGATCAAACCTCCAATGGTTATGCTCTGAATGCATACTGGCAACCCACCAAGTCTGGTATTGTTCCTTCTGTTTCCGCAGGTTATGGTTGGAACACTGTGAGTGGTACTCCTAGTGCTGCTACCGATAGTCAGTCTTGGTTTGCTGGTCTTCAGTGGGAAGATGTGTTTGTTGATGGTAACTCCGCTGGTGTTGCTATTGGACAGGCACCTACTGGTCAAGATTTGGAAAAGGCAACGATGCTTGAGATCTTCTACAAGTATCAAGTGTCTGATAACATCAGTGTCACTCCTGCTATCATCTACGGAAGTGATAATCAACGTCTTGCTAACAACTCCTCTAATTGGGGTGGTGTAATCCAGACTACTTTTAGGTTCTGATGGAAGAGAAAACTCGCATTTGTGCAAAGTGTGAACAAGAAAAACCACTCGATGTAAATCACTATCAAGTCGTTAAACATTTTAAGACTGGTTTTTCTTACTATTGTAACATTTGCGATAAACCTCTAAAAAAATAATAATATATAAGGGGAGGGGGGGTTGACAAAACCCCCTTTTCAATGTATTATAATTAACGAGTTAGGAGTTTTATGTCTCTTATTTCCCAACGTGATAGAGAAGTTGCTATTGAAGCACTTGATTTTTATCTTTTCAATAAAAAGTTTGATTTTAGTGAAGAGAAAACAATGGAAATTAATGCTCTCATCAATTGGATCAAACTAGAATATACAAAGCATGAAAATTAATCTCTGGTTTTGTAAAGATATGAATCAGTGGCGATGGACTCTTGTTGATGATCATCGCCCGATCATTAAACAGGAATCGGGTCAAAGAGAAAATCTTCGTGATGCTATGAATGATGTGGCAAATACAGTTGAATATCTTATGAGTCAATCCTGACTTTTAGGGCGATTAACTCAGCGGTAGAGTTCCTCGTTTACACCGAGGCAGTCGGCGGTTCGAATCCGTCATCGCCCATATATGTGTTATCTTAAATGAATATTGATGTTTATAATAAGCAAGGAGTTGTAGTTAACTCTATAAAAATATCAGACTCTATCGAATATGTTGATGGTAGAGTTAGTAAAGGTGATAAATGTTATTATAAGGGACTTGGAATTCCATATCATTTTCATCATATTCAACCAGAAGATATGTCTGATGAATATGATTTTGTTAATGTCTGTGATGTTTTTTATATTGGCAATGTAGTTTCCAAAAAGTCTTTTGTTGGAAAGTATGGTATCTTTCAAGAAAAGTATCAAACCCATTTTACGGATTGGATTGGTGCCTGTGGTGTAAAGGAATTAAATATTTTTGAAAACTTATATGATGAAGGTGGGTTTGAATTTAATGCTATTGACGTTCTTGGATATGAAACAATTGATGAAATTGAACAGCAATATTATCTCAAAGTTGATTATCCAAAGGGGAGAGATAATTATCTAACAAATCCAAATCCAAAACAACTCAGAAATCTTATTGATTATATGATTCAGAATGATTGGAATTTTCCTTGGGATAAAAATTCTATTTCTGATATTAATTCAGAATCAAAGGTTACTGATGTTGCAGATATTTTTAAATCAAATGAAATATCTCATAAAATTGGAACTGTATATTCTGTTTTGTATAGTTTGCAGCAATCAAGTCAAAATGATTATCTTGAGTTCTGTAAACAAAATTCTTTAGTTCATTCTAACAAAATAGGTTTTGTTATGAATGTTCTTATTCTTCTTCAACAAAATGATGTTGATGTTAGATTTTTGTATCAAAAAACTCCCTTTGAAACCTATAAAAAGATAATTTTTGAATACTTAATTGTTGGAAAGAATTGTGGTTTTTGTGGAGTTGGTAGTTGCAAAAGAAAAGAAGATTCGAATAAATCTTATGGTGAAGAAATTAAGCAAGAATATCTTAGAAGAGTAGGACTTGAGTTAGGTATATAAATATCTAAAAAACTGGTATAATGGAAAAGTTATATAAATTACTTTCTGATACTCAAGCAAGTCTTTTTGTTCTTTTTCAGAAGACTTGGGTTTATCATTGGCATGTCGTGGGTCCAGATTTTAAGCAGATTCATGACTTATTTGGTGAGCAGTATGCTTCTCTTCAAGAAGAAGTTGATCGTATTGCTGAGCATATGAGATTTCTTGAAATTAAACCAGTTAGTTCTCTGTCCAGAGTAGTAGAAGTTTCTGGTATTGGTGAAGCGAAGTCTAATATTTCCGAAATGGAAATGATTCGTGATTTGATGGAGGGTCATCAAAAAATAATCACCATGCTTTCTGATGCTGCTATTGAAGCAGATGAACAAAAATCAAGAGGAACAGTTAATCTTCTTGATGATTTAAATGAAGCACATGGTAAATTTCTCTGGATGCTTCGCTCGTTTACTGAAAAATAATTAACTTATTATAAAAATGGAAAATTTAAGAATTAGATGCCGCTCCTGTGGTAGGGAGTTAGAGGGGCATCCTACAAAAACTGTGACATGTGGTTGTCCAAATATGGCGACTATTCGTGGTGGAGTTATTTCAGCAGTTGACTTATCTAGTGTAGTTATGCTAAACTCTATAAACAATAAATCTAAAAAAGGAATTCTTACGAACGAAGACATTGCTTGGCAAGAAGCACGTCGCCAACGTAAAGTAAGACGTTTAGATTTTGAAGTCCGTTAAGGATTTTTATCGGAAGATTGGCCGAGTGGTTGATGGCGATAGTCTTGAAAACTATTAACGTTAGTAGCGTTCCAGGGTTCGAATCCCTGATCTTCCTTGTTACAAATATTACAAAATTTTAGATTTTTTTAATCTATATTTTCGTATCAACACATAGTTGACAAAGTAAAAGTACTCACTAGCATAACTAGTAGTATTCAATCTAAAACCCTATGGATCAGCACACCTATGATAACTGGGTGAAGATCAAGGAGACTTTTGAAGCCTCTGGGAACATGGACAATATGTTCTACAAGAGAGCAGTCGAAATAGTCAAAACCCGCAGAGATCCTCTTGCAAAGTTTCTTGGAGACGAGAAATGATGGAACCATTCGATGATGATTATGTAACTCGTACAGAAGTACAGGAGATGATCGATGCAGCAATACGACGACACAACCGTAATGCTTCTATCATTAGTATGTGCGTCGGTTGGGTGGTTCTTGCTTTATTTGCTGAGGGACTTTTAAGGTTGATCGGTGTTATTCCACCATTACTTCCATTTCTTAAAATCACTTTAAATTAACTATGTTAGAAGAAGATTATAAACAACTTTATGATCTCATACAAAAATTAAAAATGCAAGAACTTTTTGAAGAACCTTCTAGTTACGAGGA